TACTGATCCATAATCCATCGGAAGTGTGTTCTCTTCGGGATGTACAAATCCATAGAGGCATTTGAAAACGAACCGAGTCTCGCATCGAGCGATTGTTGATAGTCTCGAGGAATCGATGAATTTAATATCGAATCTATCAGGAACTCTTATCATTTTGATATCTCCTTCGCAATCAGGGCAGCGATGATCCAGTGAATAGGCTTGGCCAAATCATCAAACCATCTTTCATTTTTATGTAAATATTCACTTACTTTCTTTTTACCTTCTATCCAATAATGACCGTGAAATCCTTTTGGGTGTTCATATACTTCATCCCTGAGCTTAAATGCAAGACGAGAAAAGCCTGGAGACATAACTCTGCTACCTCCTTTAGGATCAAACGGCTCTCCATTGACATTAGCCTGTACCCATAAGGCCTGATCGTATTCTGGCAAATTCAGAACAGCTAAGAGTTCTGTAATCATCTTCGTTCTCCTTCTTCATCATCCTTTCAAAAAGCTCGTGATTATACCTATCATCTTCCGTAAATTCATCCAAGATCAATACCCCTGCTCTTCTTCCTACAAATCCGCGAGTAGGAGGAGGATAAAATCTCATAGAAAACTTATCACAGGATAATAGAAACACTCGATGATCTCCAATCAAATCCTCTGGAGCTAAAACGGCCAATCCAACCAGCTTCAGAAAACTTCTTCGTTTCATCGATAATCCGCCCATCCCATCCTCTGATCCTCCTTCATCCTCAGATAAGGATCAGGATCATCACTAAACACGCTTTCCTCCTTGGCATCATCTTCTTCTATTTCACGCATCATGAGTTATATGACATCTTTCCTCCAAATCTCTCTGATAGCTTATCAGCAAACTCTTGGCCTGATTCAGCAACAATGCATGGACTCGTTGATGCCCAAACGCCCTTGCCATCAAGTCCCAATCCTTTCCAGCATTCTATTAGCTCATCGTTTACTACGGATTTGAACGACCCTTTACCTGTTACAATACCTACTCGACCAACCGAGCATACACATACCTTACCTATCAAGTTCTCATTTTCTTTTGGCATTCTCATCTTAACTTTCCTTTCATCATAAAATTGGATATGTCCTAAGCTCAATCTTTGGTCTCTCATGCCTAATCCCATCCTCTCCTCGTGATCCTGACCAAAACGGCCAGATGACAATCTTAACCGTCATCATTGGCCTCGCTGGATACGCAGCAGCTGACTCATAAGACCCCGGTCCTGGATGATGGCTCAAGAGCCAAGTCCCTGGATTCGCTCCGAATCGATATCTCTGGAACATCCTTTCCATCCCCATCTTCCCACTCACTGGAACATAAAGAACCGGCTTCGGAGGAAGAATACAATAAGTATGCGAATGCCCTGTAAGACAAACGTCAGCATCTTCCCACTCATCAACAAGCCTCTGGAGCTTATTTGGTTCAGCTCCCGGAGTTCTTCCTCCTCCATATCCATGGCGCATATAAATCTTCACCGTTGCTGCCGCTCTATTCTTCCTCTTAAACGTCAATCTAATAAACGCTTCATCCGTAAGATTAACTATCCCCATTCGATCACAAATTGCCTGATGCACATTCACGTTCTGCCGCGTTCTCATAGCTTTCTCATGATTCCCATAGATCGCTCCAAGAACATAAGGCTGAAGAGGCTTAAAAATCTCGACCGCTCGTTTAATCTCCTGATTGCAAATATCACTAAGCCTCTCCCTCGTTGTCTCAGCATTCGATTTCAAGAACCAATCGGCGAGTTCATCAAAATCAAACCTCCTTAGATCCGCCGGATTAATCGCATTCACCATGTCTCCTCCGAAGAGCACAAGAACCTGTCGATTAGGAATCTCTGCGCGCTTGAGAACCTCCTTCACTTGCTTTCTAATGGCCTTCTCATCACAATTTCTCTTCCCAATGTGACAATCATAGAAAGGAAATATCTCAACTCGATCTGATCGAGAATTGCATTCAATTATTCTATCCAGTAGATACATTTTATATCACTTTCTCAAGAATCCTAACAATCTTCTCCCACTCCTGATCCATCTCTCCAGCATTAGTATATCTTTGCTCTCCAAGCCAATAAAGCCGATGGAGAAAAAGATGGAGTGCTTCATGCTTAGCGTGAGCTTTGGGATTAAACTCAAGCTCATTTTCCTCCCTCGTTATGAATTTAGTAAAATCAACCGTTGCCTTTTTTGATTTCTCACTTGTAGTAATACGGGCAAAGCTCTCATCATCCTTCACGTGGCGAAAGCATACAGCATACCCTTGGAGCCCGAGCTTCCTCTGCCATTTAACGAACTCATCCTTGAATGCTCTGAAATCCTCTTCTGTTGTTCTCATCCTCCCATCTCCTTCCTCAATCCGCTTAGGATCGATTTAATCCTCAACGATACCCACCATCCACTTCGATCAAAGATCCCCCCAATATCCTTATAACTCTTTTCTCTCCCAAAATAAAGACAAATAAGCACGAGGTCATCCGGAGAAAGCATCGTTATGAGCTCAAACGCTCTCTCTTTATCATCCTCCATCTCCAGGATCTCACTTGGCGCTCTCTCTCCAACATCTCGAAGAATTGCTCTCCCATCCCCCGTCCGAAATGCTCTTCGTTTTACTTCATTCGATGGTAATGTCACGTACGCAACAAGAGTCCATAGGATATATTTCCCTTCCCTCCCCGCTACATACGCTACATTCACGAGCTCATCAAATACATCCTCCGGAGCTCCAAGATGGCTCGCTTGGCGAACAAATCTCCGAGCAAGCCGTTTGCATAGAGGGATTAGTTCCTTATCGTCCATTGCCCTGCTCCAATAGATTTGGGTTCTGGTGATAATTTCCGACGACTTCAATCTTTCTGCAGAATGACAGTGGGCAATCCCACGCCTTACTCTTTACACAAAAGGCTGTACGTCTCTCATCATAACATACCCTTGCTGTTTGCAGGACGCCGGTACTTCTATCTATGGGATAAAATGTTATTATGTCATCAGCATATACATTCTTGTCCTTGAGGCCGACTTGCTGCCCTACTGTTTCGGGGATGACTTCGCATGGCCAACAATAATTGCCCGTTTGCTCTATAGTACCAAAATGTCCCTTGCCGTGCTTGGCACAAATACTGATAGTTGAATCTGATGGAACTATAAAATGCTTTTCAATAACGCTAAGGTGAACATACCACCCATACACAAATTCTTTGCCACCTATGGGTATTCCTCTGTATGGTCTCATCTCATTCTCCTCTGGCTCAGAGATATTTCTTGGCTGTGGTAATTTTGGCTTTGGATGACCAAAATAATTTCTCCAGTCATCATTCTTCATCAGAATCCTCAAAATTCAAGGATTTACCATAACATCCCTTTATCCACTTTACAGGATTTCTCTTACGCCTTTTTTCATATTCCAACATCCTTTTTAGGACTTTTAACCATTCTTTCATACTTTCCTCCTCAGCATCTCCTGCATATCCTTCGGCATCTCATTGAATATCTTCTCCAGCATTGGACTCTCGAACTCAATCTTCCTCATCACCCTCTTCCTCGGAGTTCCCTTCTTCCTCCTCTTTTTCTTACTTTCCTCAAGAAGCTTTTCTCGCTTCTCTCGAAGATCATCAATGATGGAGGAGAATCTATTTAACATGGCTATGATAGCTATTTCCCAGTATTACCCATCCCCAGCTTTCTTTTGATATATCTTCCATTGCAACGCCGATTGGAGAGTTACGGTATTGCCATTCGTAATCATCAATCAATGCTTGCATGGCCGTATCTCTCCTTCGCCTGATGAGCCGTAGTAAGGCGTTGAATGAAAGATGCTTGGGCTTTGGTATCAGCGTCGATGGCGCTACTACAGCTAAGCAAGCTAATTTTAGGAAACTCCTGCGCTTCATTCCTCATCCTCCTTCACAAAATCTCTAAACGCCTTCGTCCTCATCAGCTTCCTCAACGCTGCAAGGTGTGCTCCATAAACCTCCGGCTGAGCATTATACTTAACAAGCGCATCCTTCGCGTGCTTCAAATAAGCTCGCTTCAGCCTGACGCATCCAATAGCCCGAACCTTCTGAAGCTCTCCTCTCATCGCGTGATACTCACACCAGTAATCAGTCCCCTTGCTCCAGCATTTGCATCCTCCATCAAAGCACTCTTTATGACTTTTCTCATGTAAATAAACGCACTCCCTTGCTAGTAATCCAAGCCTCGAGCTAACGTAAATTTTACCATCATCCTCATCAAAGAACCCGAAAACCTTAGATGGATTTGGATTATAAACAAACAGAATACAGTTATCTCGATGCTCAAGTTTCATTCCTCTACCTTCTCTACCTCCACAACATTTCCTTCCGGAAGCTGCTTAAGCTGCCTATTACACTCCCTCACAAGAATAACCTCCAGCTGCCTCGATATCTCCACAATAGGTTCTATCATATCAGGCGGTAGCTCGAACTTTACTCCGCTACTCTGCCATGCATGGGTATGGAGGCTAAAAGAAGCAACTTCCTTGTCTCCTGACATCAGCTCAATACTGGCTGATACATCTGGCGGAGCATCATCCTTCAAACTTACAGCATACGATGTTATCTTCGCTTGATTGATTTGAATGTCAATAGCTTTCATAATCGTTCTCCTTTTTCCATCTATTTCACATTTTGAAATACCTAATTAAAAAGGCATCCAAGGATTTGAACCTTAAATCAATAGTCCGTGTAATTGACTGAGCCTACCGCTCGTAGACGGAATTCTCAATGCCTCCCTGAGAGGGGGAGAAAATTCAATAGCTGCTGGCGGGCAGGATACGTTTTTCCATACCATCCAAACCCTCTGGGAATGACTTGGTAGTATCAGGTATAGATAGCCCTGCTTTTTGCAAGCCGCCGCCAGCATCTATTAAGAAATCCCTCATCCTTCTCCTTAAGCCGCGCCCGCTGCTGCCAGCTTCTCATCAACCGCCTTCTGAACCTCTGGAGTCTGAAAGAGCTTATCCATCTCAGCCTTCCTGCTGTCCTCATCCGGCAAACTACAAATCGCTGTGAGCTTCTGCAGGCCAGTTTCACCATCCTCGAAGAGAACCGTCGGAAGAACATTAAACGCCGTATTCCATCGCTTTCCCTTCCCTGGCTTGCTCTCTCGATGCTCGGATCGACATGCATTACAGAGGTTCGTTGAGACCTGAGCGTTGATAACCGCGAGAACCTTGGCAATTCCTTCCTTATCCAAGTACGCCTGCAGATCCTCTTCCGTCTCAAGGACAGGAACATCAATTGGCCCGACTTCTTCCTTCGCCAACTTCACACTTTTTTGAATAGTTTTCATTCTTTTTTTACTCCTTACGTAAGAGTTAACTTTTCCACTGTAGCTAAAAGCTTCGGATCCTGCTCAACGAGCTCTCTTCCGAACTTCGTGAGCTCCAGTGGGATTAAAAACTCAGGCGAGACAAGATCCTCTCGATTAGAATGCTCAAATTTTACTCTAACGATATGATTAAGATGAGCAAGCACGACGCATCTCGCGCCTTGATGTATCTCTTCTCTCTCAAACAGCTTTTCCTGAGGAACAAACTCATTCTGCGTAAGCTGCAGAGCGCAAGAGAACATATGCTTTTCTCCAATCAAAGGTGCGTTTACACCTGAGCAACGATCAACATTTTTATATATCTGAGGAATATTCTTCATCTTTTTAGCTCCGCCTTGATTTCATCCTCTACATTAAAGGCAGGCATTCGATTGTCGACATTTGTGTCAAACATGCTCTGCACCCACTCTAAAGCTTCTCGGTACGCACATCTTGCCACAGCTTTCCTTATCTTCTTTTCATCTCCACCATACGTATCTGGATCAATCTGTCGCTCAAATGACGCCCACCATCTTTCAAATATCAACATTTTTATTTCCTCCCTAATCGAATGGCGTTCAGCTCAAGGAGCTTTTGATAGAACTCCTTAGGCTCTCTCAGTAAGAACAACCACAATCTCATCAATCTTCCCAAGGATCTTCGTTGCAGGCTCTCCACGAAAGTTACCCTTGCCGCTTGAGGCCACTTCAAGCCAATCTTGGCCATTTGAGTAATTCAATACAACTGCCTCATTGCCTGCCAATTTCAGAAGAGTCACGCCGCATCGAATTTCGTAAACCATACCCGGCTTGATGTTATTAAACGTGATGACATCACTGCTTTTTTCCTTGATTGTAATCTTCATTGTAATGCTCCTTTCTAATCCGGCACTATCCCTCTCGCTCTCTCCCTCAACGCCTCAAGAAACCTCCCTCTCCTCTTCTTCCTCTCTCGATACTCCTCCGACTTCGGCTCGGGGATTAAATAATCATCATACCTCTTCCCTAACCGAATAGCCACTCGATCCTCAAGAGCCTCTATCGGAATAACCCAGACATTCTTGGTCGCCGGATCATAAACCCCATATAAATCAAAGCCTGCGGTTCTCTTAATTGAGAGAACCGAGCTCCTATTATTATCAACGCTCGCAGTCCGAGCCAGACATGTTTGGATTGCTCCTCCCTCCTTCTTCACAAGAATCTCGGAGCTTCCTCCGATAGGCAGATAAACCGAGTAGCCTGATTCGATGAGCCTTGATATGATAATTGGATGCATCATCACGGACTATATCCTTTTGTAGAGCATAAAAGGGTTTTTGTTGTCGTTTCATAGAGATAGAGGGAAAAAGACGGCCAGATTCAACTATCTAACTAAAATTTTTATTTGTTAGCTACTTAATAAAGATGTAGAGAAAGTTACCCATCAATCTAACATCCATCCGGCTCTTCCTAACGCCTAAGCGAAATACTTGATACCTCGATATAAATCACCTTCGGCTCCTCCAACCTCTCAAACGCCTCGTTCATCAGATAAACACTCCTGAGCACATCTGATTTCACGTTATTGAATCTAACGGAGTGCTTTTTCTTCTCATCAAGCTTCATTGTCACCTTTTCTGATTCCATTTTCAATCTCCTTTCTTAAGTTAGGTTCAATACTCATCTAACAATAATATATACTCTATCCTCTTCTTTTTCAACATCAGTGATGTGTATTGCCGCAGGCCCTTTTGGGTCAGCCAGCACAGTTGCCTTTGGCGCATTCAGAGCCTTTAGTTTCTCGATCAATTCTTCAACTATCATCTTCTATCTCCCTTCTATCCATTCCCAAACTTTTCACACGCTTGATCCATTATCAACTCCAGCGACTCAGCCTCCAGCAGATGATTATACGAATGATGTTGCCATATCTCACATCTCCAGATTTTTTCATCCCGCGCATAATAAACATATCCACAGAAATCCCTGGCTGAGTACTGAGCATAATACTTATCATCCATCAACCGACTGGCGACATCTCTATCTATCGTATGATCAAAGTTTGTCATCACTGGCCTGCTTGTTTCAACTAATCCTTCAGGTCGTTTATGAAGCATTTTTAGTTCCTTTCCTCTATTTCACATCTTGAAATACCTAAAGAAAGCTGAGTTTATTTAACAATTCTATCTATCTCTCGCAGCCAAAGGTAGATGTTGAAGAGCACTATACCATGGGGCTCTCGTATCTCAACCTTGTATATCTTGTTGTTTATGGAGTAAACTTCTACATTGTTGTAGGCTATTGAGAAGTATGGATAGCCATCGGTGCTTACATACACCTTAACATCTTCAACACTGCACGTGCAGTTACCCACCCGTACTACAATCTGATTAGCTATCTTATTGCACCCATCCATTTTGTTTCTCCTTTCTTTTAGTCATTAACATCAACTCACTTGTTCAAACAATGAACAAGAGCGTTTGGTTTGGTAATATAATAGACGAGGCAGGACTCGAACCTGCAACTTTGCCCGATATGGCATGCTTTGACCTTATAAGCTACTCGTCTACCCTGTCCGGTATTATACTTACCGCTAACAGTTCTGTTTGCCGTCCTTCTCATTGCCTCGATGTTGATTTCTGCAAATGCTCTCCTGCCGCTGTCGCTCCATCTCCGAAGCCCTCAATGATCATCCTCGTTCCCCTCATCATCTTCCCGCATCCAGCTTGCCAGATGCTAAGTATTACCAGGATCGTAATAACAACAATCGCTATCAAGACCCTTCTTCTCAATCTCTTCTCCATCTGTTCATTCATTCTCATTCTCGTTCTCCTTTCTTAATAATAATGATTATTTCATCATAATCCTCGACACCGCGACCGCGAGGATCGTGGAGTAATCAGCCTGAGGACATCCTATCCGATTGATATCCTTCTTCCCCGCCCAGCACTTGATGATCCTAAAGCCGCGGAATTGATTATTATCGCTTAAAGTTGGTCTCTCCAAAAACGCGTGGAAGCTGGGGGGGTAATCAAGCCTCATCCTCCGCTTCGGAAAGCTCTGAGCAACATATGTTCCCTTCCTCTCAATCCTCGGCTGGTTATGATCCATATCATACTCACAATGTCCGCTCTTTCTCACAATCTTCCAACAAGGAAACTCCTCCTCAAGCTTCCTGAGCTCTTTTTTCTCATCTTTTTCTGCTAACCTTTTTAAGCACATCTCTTAATCTCCTTTCTAATCAAATCACTACAAATCTTAGTATCTTCGCTAAACCACACGCTGCATAATACACAAGCATTGAACCCAACGCAAACGCCATCCACAATACACATGCTTCTAAGAAGATAAGCATCCACGTCGTGGCTCCGCGTAATAACATCTTCATTTTATTTCTCCTAAGAAGATATCGTTTCAAACAGCATACAAGCCCGACCAGAGGTTAGGCTGGTCGGTATAGTAGGCTGTCTAACATCCTCTTATAATCAAGAAGATAATTATTAGCCATAGAAACATCCCTATGGTTATGGCTAACAGCGGGGGTCTCCATACTGGTTTTTGATATCTCATTTTCTAATCCTTTCAAATCAAGTTATAATTGTATCGAGAGTCCTCTATTTCACGTCTTTCAAACTCTCTCTAACGCCACCGGAACGCCGATAGCACCGTTTTTGGGTCAGAAACGGGGGTGTATCGTATCGATTCAATACACTTTTTGGGGGGTAGATAGGTAGTTAAAAGGTTCGTTAGTCATCTACCTAATAAAAGGAAGATTTCAGTTATCTACATATATAATATATATATTATATATATATATAAATACCTAACACTTGTTAATGCAAAATCCATAGCTACTCCCTATGCCCCCCCTTGAAAGTGTAGTGATTCGATACCATACCTTCCCAAAAAAGCCCCTTTTTAACCCAAAAACGACCCTATCGCCGTTTCTGGTGCGTGGCGAGAATTTCAAAACCCTTGAAATAGATGACTATTAATCCCTCTATTTCAGAATGTGAAATAGATGACTAAGGCTCCCTTCCTTATCACGCATCCCACCATCGAGAATCCATGACACAAGCAAGCATCTGTGACAGTCTTTCCTCCCGCCTGAGCTGCCCCCTCGCTCGCTTATTCCTCTCCTCATCCTCCATATACTCCGCATAAACTACGATTGCTTCGCAGAGAATCCTGACGATCCTGTCATATCCATCGTAGAAGTCCTGAGTATCCACGATGTTTGAGAGTTTCTCGTTATCAAAGATAACTCCCGCATCAACGACCTTTGCTTTTGCTCTCACAATTTCCTTAATTATTTCCACGTTTGATTTGCTCATTTTCTATCCTTTCTTTTCCTCCGCCGCCAATACGGAGACTCAGCCGAACGAAACATCCCTGTTTTCTCCTCACTCGTCCACGCTGGTCTATCAAGAGATTCTCGCTCGTTAGCTCCAAGACTCGTCTCGATAGCGTGGGATATTATGTTATTCTCATTCATTCTACTAAATACCATCCTTTCGAATTTCGCTTATCATCAAGGCTGCCGCCATCCACGATGCAAATATTCTGTGGAGGAGCATCACCTTCTTTCTTAATTTCACAATACGATGGACAACCATCACAGTGATATGTTTTTACCTTTATCCTCTCATCCATCCTGATTCCTTCTAATCGCTCCGAATCCATCCTCAAGCATCTCTCCATAGCTTGGTGGATGCTCTCGATAACACCATCCTCTTTCCTCTTGCTCAGAATACACTCGATGCGGCTGCCGTCTCGAGCGCCTTTCTTTCTCTGCGCTATCCATATCAATCCTCCCTTCAGAACGATGAGGCCTCCTCATCGATTGCTTGAAATGCTTCTCGTTGAAAGTGAACTCTATTTTCTTATGTACTTTCATTAGAATGCTCCTTTCTCTGATAAAAAAGAAGGAGCATCCCTCTCGGCACGTGAACGCTATGGCATTCTCATAAGCATTGCTCGTGATACTCATAACGTGCTCGTACGCCCTGTCAAGAGATGCTCTTCCATCAGGAGGACTATTCTCGTAAATCATATATCCCTGCGAGCGTTGTAGAACAGAATTATGTATCCATCTTCAAGCCTAATGTCCTCAATGGGGTACTTAGGAGGGTGTCTGTCATCATCTGTTAAAACTTTCGCAGCTACGGGCGTATTCCATCCGGATTTTTTTGTCAGCTCCTTCATCCTATCTTCTACTTCTTTCGCGTTCATTTCAATACCTCCTAATAATCTGTCCGCACCGATAGCCCGTAAGGATGGACAAATCCATCCTTACAAGCTACCTTAACATCGTACTATAAGATGTCCCAGTGGACCTTATCTGGCTCAATCTTCGCCTCCTTACCAACTCCCATCAAACTCGCCGCCGCCTCAATATACGTCAGGTTCTTATTCTTCATAACCTGTTCAACATCCGGGGATTTCAACGTACCTGCGGCAAGAGCCTTAATAACCGCCGAGGCTGTAACGGCGTCCTTCGTGAACATCGCTCGAACTTTATTCTTTGAATCCTGGTCGTATTGCCTGTCGGCTAAATCACGGATTAATTCCGGCGTAAATATCTCAAGCATTTCGTCTAAATCCTTTGTTGCACATCTGGGGGCATAACCGACCTGCTTACCACCGTGCCGGACGGGAGAGCAAATGTACTCAATCCCGTCGCGCACTTCGCGCCTAATTTTCTCGTCTTTAGTCATCTGACTTTCCTTCCTGATTAAGTTATCAAAGAACGGTTAAAAAACTTACAAGCCCGAGCACCGGCTAAAGTGCTCGGTAGTGAAAGTTCTCAATCGTCTGCTGAGTCGTGTTGTACTGCAACAGCGTTGTGAGGCTCTGGGTCGCGCGTATTTGGGCAAATCACGCCGTCGCCAATCCAAATGTCATCCACGTCTTTGTCTCGTGAAATATGAGCGGCAAGGTTTTTTGTTTGTGCGACTGCCGAATCCGGTGTCTCAGCCCAAATCTGCACGGTAATTTTCGCCTGATACAACGTTTGCACGCGTGTTTCGTCTATCAACATAATAGACCTCCTAATTATCAAAGAGCTAATCAATTCGTTCTGAGCACGTCGCCCAGAATCATTAACGTCTATGTTGAATCATTTTTTGTTTGCACTATCAATGGTGCAATACCCGTGCCAACAAACGAAAATTTGTGAGAATAAATGAAAATTGTTGTAAGTCTTTACGAGACAACGACTTATGTTAAATAATAAATACAACGTCTTCACGAGCGGGGTGAAATTACCCTGCCAAATTGACAGACCCTGCCAAAATGGCACTGCCAAAATGGCAGATGATTATTAGTGAACAAAATGATTAAGTGGTTGGTTATCTAACTAACAACTTGGTGCGCATACCAACTGAACGTGAGCGCAAGGCTGTTAGATAATTGGCTAACAGGAAGCGGACCTAAAAAAGCTTTGTTATATGGATAACAAACAGCATCAATAACGAAATCAAGAAAGCCCCCACCGGGGGTCGCATGGGGGAGTGCATCCTCTCAGAAATTTTATGTCATTTTTCCGCTATTTCAAAATGAAAAAAAGAATCTTTTAGATACATTTGAATTTGCCTTCCCTTTTGCCTCCTTCCTCTTAGACGGGACTCCTTTTTGCGCCCATCTCGATTTCTTGATATTAAGATAGAAGAATTTAGGGACGAAGTATGAGTAAGATTAAGTGGGTAAACATCCATGACAGATTACCTGAGAAATATGTTCAGGTATTGACGTTATTTTGGAAGTCTGATGGATACAAAATGTGCATGAACAGTATCCAGGGAAGATATATTCGGGAAGCTAACGGAAATTTGATAACAGTTTATCAGTGGGAAAATGAAAATCTTGGAGTAACATATTGGCTTGATGGATTGCCCGAATTACCCAAAGTTCCCCAGCACCATAGGAGTCCCTATGAGTAAGAAAGAACTAATTGAGCAATTACAACAATATGAGGATGATTCGATGATTTGGTTACAGGTTAAGCCTAAAGGCGAGATTATGCCAGAAGAAATAACAGTTCCAATCACCAAAACAGAACTGACAGCAGATGGCATTTTATTAAGTTAGAAGATAAAATATGAGTAATAGAGAATGTAGAAAAGAGGGCGAGAAGGCGTTTTTATCTAATCCATACGATATTAACCAAAATCCTTATAGTCTGGTAGGTGACGAAGAAGAAGTGGAAAAGAGACGTCAATGGCAAGATGGATGGAATGATGCCCGATCCATAGGAGAATAAATGAGCTATTTCATGTTTTGAAATAGATAAAAAATGACTGAGATCGTTGATAAACAAACCATAAAACGAGAGATGTTTAAGAATGAGTATCTCACTCCGCTTGCCCACGCGGTCATGAATCTCTTCATCCAGAACGTCAGCATACAGCAAATCGCAGAGCGCCTTGGACATGGTAGGCAGTATATATCCTCACTCGTTAATGCTCCAAACTTTCAACATATGCTATCAATTCGCCGAGCTGTTGTGGCGGAGGGGATTGATGATAAGGTAATCAACGCGGAGAAAGAGGCCGCTGATGTGCTGAAAGCTCATGCAAAGGAAACAGCGGAAAAGATGGTTCGATTGCTTGATAGTGAGAACGAAGCAATCGTCCTTCGGGCTGGAGCGGATCTCCTCGATCGAGTTGGACCGCAGAAAAGGCAAAAAGGATCTGAGGTCGCAGCAACTGTTGTGATGATTGATGGAGATGGAGCGAAATTGATTAAAGAGACTATGGAAATGATAAGGGAGTAAGAAGAATGGCAGTGACATATAATTTTAGCGTCAATCGAATAGGCTCATCGGATAGTTTTAGTATCGGTGCAACAATAACAGATGATACTCGGCCAGCTGGACATCAGACTGAAAATGTCTCTATTGCAGGTAAACTTGGTACTCCTGAGCAAAAAAAGGGTGCATGGGATGGAATTCAAGCTGAGTATTTAAGAAAATTAGCAGAGTCTGATGCCATGTCAGCTTTTGAAACAGAAGCTAAGGGTTACCTGGAGGCTCTGTAATGGTGATAAAATGGAGAGCAAAAATATCCGTTCTGGATGCAAAAAAAAGAAATGTATCCGTAACTTTGGAGCAGATTGATGATGCTGACCCTGAAAGCATTAAGGTTCTAAAGAGTTTCTCTGTTTTGGACGCCCTCATAGGCACGCCTGTGCTGAAGAAGCAGGTACTTGATGAGTTGAAAAGGCAGTATTACGCGCAGAAGCAGAGAAAGATAGATGATGCAAAAACGGTTGGAACGCTCGCTGAAGATATTGTTGTCGCTGCTGAAAACTGGGAGGCGGAGTAATGGCAGATACAGGATTTAATTGGGATGCTAACTTCACGGTATTAGATGGTTCGATAGCATTGACGGTAGGCGGTACAATTACTGACCAATCGGCGGAGATTGACTGTGACGGTAAAGCAGCGATTATGTTTAGTATTGATACTGATTACTCAAATCACGCAAAAGCAACCGGCGGATTGAAGATTAGTATTAAGAAAGATATAGATGATACAGTATATGAATCCGCTAAAGGCTGTTTTTTCTTTGAGATGCCGTTTACCCAGAATAATACGGAGCGAAAGGCGTTTGCGCTTGACTGCTCAAAGTTTCAAAAGATTGTATTAGTACAGGACTGGCTTAATACTACTGCATCTGCAGTAGCAACAACAGCAACAGCTTATAAATTCGCAACAGTTCCGGTAGCTTCATAATGAGTAGTATATTAAAACCTGTTCTTGGTAGTCAGTTAAACTTCGGGCATCCTCTTGCTCAAGGACTTGCCGGTCTCTGGCTATTCAATAAAGGCTCAGGCGGTCAAGTCTTTGATTTAGTGAATGGGAATACGGGGACTCTTGCAGGTGACACCCATTGGGTTGCAGGTAAATTTGGCCCTGCATTGAAGTTTGATGGTACGGGGGATGTAGTAGGAATTGGTACAAATCCGAAACTTGGGTTTACAAGTGAGGATTACACTTTATATCTTTATTTTATGATTACAGATTCAAGTGATTCAGATTGGTTATACTCAAAGGGTCAAGCCAATAATGATGGATTTTACGTTCAAGTCAGAAATAATAATATAATTAGAGTAATAACCGCTCAAGATGGTGCACAGCAAGAGACAGACACAACTACAACATTTTCGGATAATGTTTGGCATTCACTTGTTGTAGTCAGGAAAGGTAGTTACATACATATATATCTGGATGGCGTTGAATGTTCTTATCTCTCTCAACCAGTAATTACTGACCCAGATGATGCGAGTGCAAGAACGGCATACATTTCCGGTTATTTCGCTGATTATGGAATTGTAGGCTTAATTAGTCATGGAGCCGTCTGGAATGGCCGTGCCTTATCTGCTTCTGAGATCGCCTTACTCCACCGAGAGCCATTTTGTATGTTTGAGAGAATACCTATTGAATTATGGGCAGCGGCCACGCAGGGAGGAGTACCGCCGGCAGGCATTCCGATTTTCAGGAGAAGGATTGAGGCTGCATAATGCAAGGTGTTCATCTTAGAAAATACGGCGTTGAGACGATAATCAACTTTGAGCTTTACGAGGTTGATGGGGTTGATCTTAGAACTGATGCCGCTGATGCAGGCAGCGATTGTAACATAAGGAAGGATCAAGGAGCTGATGCTACATGTACCAATGATTTTGTTGATGAGGGAATAAGTTATTCTATAACTCTTACAGCTGGGGAGATGGAAGCTAAATGCATCACGCTTCACATCATTGACTCAGCCACCAAAGCTTGGCTGGATAAGACTATTGAGATTGAAACTTACGGCAATGCTTCTGCACAGCATGCGTTTGACTTAGATACAGCCTTGGCAGATGCTACCGTAGGAACATGCACGACTAACACGGATATGGTAGGCACGAATAGTGCTGCTTTAGCATCCGTAGTTGGAGCATTGGCTGATGTGGCTTCGGCTGGCGAGGTGACTGAGGCTGATACTCTGATGCAGTATCTCAAGCAACTTATAAACATTCTAATAGGAGCTCCTGGAATCGTAGCATTTCCTGCTGAGGCGGCTCCTGCTAATGGAGTCTCAATAGCTGAGGTACTTAGAGCTGTAGCTATTGATGTAGCAACAACTATTCCTGGAACTATATCAACAGCGCAGACGGAATTAAATAAAATAGGAACAATTCCTGCGCTGGACGGAGGAGGCCAGACGATTGGGGCAGCGATTGCTAAGCTTGCGGATGATAACAATGGGGCAACCTTTGATGCTGGAACTGATAGCTTGAATAAGATCAGGGATCGAGGAGACGCCGCCTGGGCGGGAGCACCGGAGAGCGTATCAGGTACATGCACTGTTGAAACCCCTGATACAGTGTTTAATCTTACGGCGACATTAGGGACACTTTCGGATCAGGATGATGCTTACCATGACATGGTAATTTGTTTCTTCGATAACAGTGGAAGTATTTATGAGACAAAGAGAATAACAGATTATGTTGGAGCGAGTACTCGAGTAACAATTCATGAGAATCTTTCATTTCCTGTGGAAGATGGTGTTGATACGTTTACTATTTACCGAGCTGGTGTGGCTCCTGTTGGAGCAGCGTCGATTACGGAAGGGGATATGAACACCATTGTGGATAAGATGCACGATGAGGATTTGCTTGCAGCCCATAAAACAGTTGGATCAGCTGGATATTTTTTGAGACGCTCAGGGAGTAGATATTGATGAGGATGAAGCAAGTATGGAAATGTTTGTTGTGTAAGCATGAGTTTTACACAGCCATCAAGAAGAAGCAATCACTTGTGAGGAGATTGTTTCGAAGGAGAGAGAAGATTAAATGCCCGGTATGCGGAGAGCTCTTTGCAACAAGAAATCGAGTTATTAAATTTAAGGAGAAGAAGAATGAAGAAAAAGACACTAATCCTTTTGTTAATACCAATTTTACTGATCAGCCTGGGAGCAAGAGGTAGATACTCCTCGATTTGGAAGAACCGATCTGGAGTGCTTACCTATTCGAGAGGAAATGTAAATATCTCGAATGGTGCGCTGACAGTTTCCGGAGCTTTGACAGTAGGAAGTGGGCCGGCCTTGCTAAGCTCAACAACTGTTTCTCTTGCTGCCGACGCTGATACCGCTCTTTACACTGTACCAACAGGAAAGAGATGCGTTTTGACTCATGCTATTCTTGTTGCAGGAGCTGATGCGGTGGGAAGTGACATCAGCATTGGTCAGAATACTGCTGAGACAGATTTCGTTCCCGCTACTGATCTACAGCACCTTGACGCTCAGTACGATGCGGTTATCCTGCAACCAATACCGGCTATTGAGGTATTGCAACAGAAATCCTATGCTGCTGGGACGGTTATTGAGGCTCAGGTAACGAACCAAGCCGGTGGAGCAACTAACACCTTATATCTATTTGGCTTTCTTTATTAGGAGATAAAAAATGCTTGATAAAGTAGTGGATAATCTTCCCGCAATACTCACAGCCTTAGCAGCTCTTGGAATTGTAAGAGGCTACATGAAGAAGCTCCTTGCGTTGAATAAGGAAGTGATGGAGCTTCAGAATGCTATAGTGAAAGCGATGGCGGATGACAAGATAACGAAGGAAGAGCTTGAGGAGATCAGAAAAGAGGCTCAGGATATCCCAGGAGCTGTGAAGAAATGCGTTGATCCAATTAAAAAGCTCTGGAATAAGATTTTTAGGAGATAAAAAATGCCTGGAATTAGTTTTGTGGGATCAAAGAAAATTCCCTGGTTTAGCCTGGGGACGATTAACGCGACATCAGCGGCCGCTGATGTAACACTTGCTGTGACGGAGAGAAATTTTCAATCTGTTAAAGACCTTACTAATGCTCTTTATCTCTTCGTGCCGCCGGCGATTAGCGCCATCAAAGCAAGGTTTCTTCTAACGACAAGTGATGAGGATGTTGATATCGAGATATGGCAAGGAAAGCTTGCACAGGATCCCAGCAAACTCTCGACGGTTGATTGTGATCTTCAGCGAAAAGCAACTCTCGATGTGATTTGCGGTACGCAGGATGTCTACGGAACAACAAAGCATTTTGCGGATACAATCAATGTCGCAAGCGATGTAACCGAGGATGGAATCGATTATTCTTTGCCTGCTGCTGAGCACATGGCTACAATCCACTGGGATTTGAAGGGAGATAATCTTGTTGTGTTCCACGGATTTGGGACATTTGATGAGGCCTGTGAGATTGAAGTAACAGGATATTCTTAATGGATAAGCATGATCGAACAATTCCGGAGCGATTAGCATCGATTGAGATGAAGCTTGATGTCATGTGTGAGAGAACCGCTGCGTTTGAGAAACTTATTCCTCAAATCATAGAAAACTCATGGTGGGTAGGAAAGATTAAGTGGGGATGCGCGACGATTGCTATTGCAGGAGTAGTTGGAGGTATTGTTAAATACGCATGCAGTTAGATCTTGATACAATCGATAAGATGAGGAAGCAGGCTCGAGAGAATCTCTTCTTCTTTGCTCGCGCGATTCTTAAGTTCGGGGATCTCGATCCGGAGATTCATAAACCGATTTGTGATGAGCTTCAAGCATTTCGAGAGAACACTCGGATGACTATTGAGCTTCCGCGAACATGGTTTAAGAGCTCTCTTGTCACCATTGCTTATTCTATTTGGAGAGCAATTAAAGATCCGAACATAAGAATCCTGATAGCTCAAAACACTCATGGGAACGCATGTAAAAAACTTAAAGCTATTGCGAGTGTTTTTGAGAAGAACGCTTTGTTTCGAGCACTTTTTTACAATGTTCTTCCGGATAAAACTTGCAGATGGTCGAGTGAGTGTCTTGAGCTGAGGAGGACTCAAGCCCATCCGGAGGGAACGTTTGAGGCTGCTGGAGTAGGAACTGCTGTCGTTGGAAGGCATTTTGATCTTATTATTGAAGATGATACGATTGCACCTAAGAAGGATGATATGACAGGAATTGTCCAGCAGCCGACAAGATTGGATATCGAGAAAGCTATTGGCTATCATATCCTATGCCATCCGATGCTTATACATCCTACGGAGAGTCAGGTTATCATCGTAGGAACTCGGTGGGCGGAGAGAGATTTGCTGGGATATATTTATGACAAGTTTCCTGAATATAAAAGCATGCGAAAAACGGCGTGCGAGAAGGATGGAGAATCCTGTACGCTTCTTGAGGGAGGAACGCCAACGTGGGATCGGTTTAACGCTGACGTGCTGAGGGAGATCGAGCGACAGGAAGGGCCGTATATGTTTGCGTCTCTTTATCTCGGAAAACCTACGGCGGCGATTAATCAGGTATTTAAGAGAGAGTGGATTCGGCATCGAGATCGCAAGCTAAAAGGTTCTTACACATGTACATCAGTTGACCTCGCGTCGGCGGAGAAAGAGGAGTCGTCTGATCCGGACTTTAATGTCATCATGACAACCGCGATTGAGCCGAAATCGGGGATTGTGACTGTTGAGGAATACACGAGAGCAAGGATGAGTCCAAGTGATGTGATTGATTGTATCTTTCAACATCACCTGAGGCATCATCCGGTTAAGATCCTTGTTGAGGCTATCGGATATCAGAGAACTCTTGTGCATTGGATTAAGAGACGCCAGAAGCGCCAAGGGCTTTTGTTTCTTATCGAAGAAATTCGAAGCCATGATCGAGCAAAGGTTGAGAGAATTCGAGGCCTGCAGCCGTATTTTGCTGCAAACTTAATACATATAAAGCCTGGGATGACAGAGCTTGAGCATGAACTCCTTGCTTTTCCGAAGGGAGCTCATGATGATATAATTGATACCCTCAGTATGCAGATAGCTTTCTGGGTTGAGATGACGGAGATGATTACCAAGTACAAACCGGAGAAGGTTATTGATGAGTTCTCGGGAGCATCAGTTATTGAGGAACTTAAGAATAAGGTCAGTGCGATTAATCGATATCCCTGGGATACAGGGAATCTTGATGATTATTATCTCAACGAGGTCATTGGATCTAATGTGCTGAGGATGGAAGTCAGGGAGCGAGCTGAGGCTTATCGGAGAGAAGCGCTCTTTGTTTGAGAGGTATTTCAGAAGTTGAAATAGAGGAATAGAAAAGATGTCTGTGAAAGGAAAAACAGTAAAGCATTGTCATGGTAAGGATAAAGGTAAGACGATCTCGAAGCATAAGACTCATAAAGCTGCTGTGAAAAAGCATAAGGCGATAATGGCAAAAAAGAGGAATAAGCGCTGATGGCAAAGAAAATGTCCGCACAAGATTGGATGGCTGAGATCAGAAGAGGCCTCGCTTATCGGAAGATCTACGCGATGGAAGAAGCGTGGAGGAAGAACGAGCTGAATTATCTGAACGATCCAGCTTCTCACGCATCAAAAGGACCGAACCTCGTGTTCGAGATGGGAGATACAATTCTCAGCGCAACGGGCTCTCTTGATCCCGAGTTCGTGATCACTCCGGAGCATCCAGCTGGAGTAACTCGAGGGCCGATTGTGGAGTCTGTAGATAATTATCTTGTGCGGAAGCTTAGGATGCGGAAATACGTGAATAGGAGTTCTCAGCATTCATATTTATATAATCGAGCTATTTTGAAGATTGGGTATGATAGTGAATTTGGATGGAGTCCAAGGCTTGATATTGGGAAGGGGGATCAGCCGCTTGGAATGTCAATGTCTCAATTCCATCCAAGAACGGGGAAGAGGATTGAGAACATGAATGTCACTCCTGGAATGCCTTGGGTTGGATCGGTTCTTCCGCATGATTTCGTCGTACCTTGGGGGACGATTGATCTCGATGATGTTCCATGGGCGGCTCATAGGATTGTTCGGTTGAATGATGATATTAAGGCTGATAAGAAGTATATGAACACGAGGGAGCTGAAGCCTGATATGTCGATTGAGGATTTCGTTTATAGCTATCTTTATCCCGGAATCGAGAGGGTGAAGTTTACAGAGACGAGTAGAGGGCTTCATACAGGGAGAGAGAGACCTCAATCGATTTATAACGAGCTCTGGGAGATCCATTGTCGAAGAGATATGTCAGTTAAGGTTGTATGTAAGGATCATCTAAGGTTCTTGAGAGATGAACCTGATGCTGTGATGCTCGCATGCGGAATGCCATTTGTGAGCGGAGCGTTTGTAGAGCATCCAAGGAGCTTCTGGGGAACGCCTCTTGCGTATTATCTTGGGCAGTTGCAATCGGAATCTTATGATATAGCAAAGCAATCAGAAAAACAAAGAAGAATTAGTATTCTGAAATTCATTGCTGCTAAAGGGTTCATGGAGCCTGATGCTCTCCAAAAGCTCATAAGCGGCGATGTCGGAGCGGTTGAGTTCGCTGAGGTAATGGGAGACCTGAAGGATAAGATAATCCAAATGCCTGTTGGGCAGATTTATGATTTTATTATTCAAATGAATCAAGTCCGTCAGGATGCTCGGTCGATGATAGGAACATCGAGAAACCAAGCTGGAGAATTCGACGCCGGGACGCGGAGAACAAAGGGAGAAGCGATGCTGGTTGCTCAGGGATCCGCTCGCCGTCAGACTCCGAGAGTTGCAATGGTAAGGGATCTTTATCTTGATGCGATTACGAAGTTGAATCAGGTAATATTCTCCTACTGGACATTTCCTCGTTCTGTGATGGTAGGGAGGGAATGGGTGAGGTTTACTGGAGAGGAGATTAAGGGAGATTATCTCTATGACATTACCCTTGCTCAGAAGAGGATTCTCAGCAAGGCAGAGAGAAAGGTTGAAGCGATGATGATGTTAGCTCAACTAATGCCATTCTTGCAAGGGGCTGATCCGAATCAGGTATTTGAGTATCTCTCTAACGCAGCGAATGATCCATCTTTTGAGAGACTCCTTGGATTTGTTCGAGGAGGAGGAAAAGCTCAGGGAGGAGGCGGCGGTGAGTCCAATTTATGATTACCGATGTCCTAAGTGCAAGAAGGATAAGATCGATGTGTTCGTGCATTCTTGGGATGATGAGATAAAGTGCGATGATTGCAAGGTTGCGATGAAGAAACTATTTAGTGGATTTCCCGTGCCTCATGTCTTTCCGGCTGAAGGGATTTTCCTCGAGCATGTTTCTCCTGAAGGGAAACGATTTTATTCAAAAAAGGAAATGCGCGATTATGCAAAGAAGCATGACCTTGAATTAGGAGCATTAGAATAGGAATGCAAAGAAAAAGATAATTGATTTAAGGATACAACGAATGAGAAAAATAACAGCCGTGATTGATGATTCTGGTCGAGTGCAAGTTGAGATTCTTCCTGATCCAGAAACTGGAAGATTCTTTACAAAGCGAGATTTCGATAGAACCGTCCGCTCGATAAAAAAAGAGTATCGTCGATCAATCAAGGAGTACAGAAAAGGAAAAATAATTAGAAAAGTAAAGGAACAAAAAGATGACATTGAACTTAAACAAAACAGCAGGAGAATCGAAGATGGAAAAGAAATCAGAACAGAAGAGCCCAGAGCTGATAGCAGCCGAACAAAAGAACAAGCTTTTGCTGGAGCAGTTGAACAAGCTCTCAAGCGATCAGGAAAGCTTAACTTTGGAAAAAGAAGCGGAAAAGATGGCTAAGGAAGAAGCGGCTCTTAAGGAAGAAGCTGATTTGAGAAAAGCTCTCGGAGATGAGTTCTCAACGGTGAAAGCTGGATTGAAGGACGGAGAAGAGATTTCGAATGAGCAGATGATTGCAATAATGGCGGAAGCTGTTGGAGCAAGCTCGGATGCTCAGGGGAAACTGATTCTTAATAAGGTTGCAGCGATGGTAGGTGAGTCGAATACTGAGCTTAAGAAAACTCAGAAGCTTTTGATCGAACTCGCTGCGGGCGTGAGCATGAATCAAGTTCGCTCAGCTCATAAGGACTACGATGATTACAAAACCGAGATTGCTGGGATCATGAGCGTTACTCGAGGATTGTCGCCTGAGAGGGCTTATCTGTTAGCGAAAGCTGAGAAATCGGAAGGCCAGCCTGATCAAAAACGGACTGAGACTGAGCGCCCCGGCGAACCTCCGAATGAGACATTTTCATCTTCAAGAAATGAATACGTGCAGGAGAGGAAAGATGATGGCGTGAAAAGAAGCCCCAGAGCAGTGTTTAAGGCTGCTGCAGAGGCTGCCGTCAAGAAAACTCTTGAGGCACGACAAGGATAATTTTAGATAATGAAAAGAAAGGATAGGAATGGCAACACTTCCAAGTTTAACTCGAACTATCGATGACGATTTTGTCAACACATGGTACGAAATTCGTGCTCTTGTGATTGATCAAGTCACCGAAGCGACAGTCTTTTGGGCTGCGTTGAAGAACTTCGGATGTCTCGTGCCGCAGGTCGGCGGTGAGTATATTACTCGATCTGTTCGTTACGGGACGAAATCAACGCAGAGATTTAGTAAGGGATCGACGCTTGATCAAACGGTCAAGAAGCTCGATACGATGGCTCGATGGGATTGGAGATATTTTTTGGTGGATATTAATAGAAGTCTTATCGATGATGCCAAGAACTCCGGACCATACAAGATCAAGGATTATCTGACATCAAGAATGGATGCTGCTCGGGAAGCTTTGATTCAGGACTCCGAGACTTACGTCTCTCAATGGGGAGCTTATTATGGTGGAGATCGCCAGCCGAATGGTCTCTATGATATTTGTCCTCAAAATGCCGCAGAAAGCGTTGCTTCAGGCTCTGGCGGAGCAGTAAGCGATTATAATGATCAATCTGCTGGTGTGAGTAATGGAAATATTGATCGTGTCAATGTCTGGTGGCAGAATTGGGTAGCTTATAGCGGAGGTACTTATACTCCCACTACCGGAAAAGTTGGCGGAAACGCAGCTACACCTTACGATGTAAACCTCGTTCCGAACCTGAGGAGCATGTACCACGCGGTCAACGCGAATATGGAGCCTCCGAACTTCATCCTAATGGATCAAGCCATCTATGAAGCGTATGAGGATGAGGTATCTGATAAGCTTCAGATCGTAAGAAACGCGTTTACTCGCCAGGCTGGGGATCTGGGATTCGAAGCGATTACGTATAAAGGCGCGACGATGAGCTACAGCGCCAAGCTTGCGAGTACGAAGCATGTGTTTTTGCTGAACATGAATCACATTGAGCTTGTGTATGATCCTGACGTATGGTTCAGCCCGACTACCTGGCGAACCACAACCAATCAACTGGAATCCGTTATGTTCATCGTATGTATGACCACGGGATTGATCACCGATCAGCCTCGTCGACATGGATGCATGGAGTACTCAGGCTAA